TAAATTCTTTAATAATGGCGGCGTGCCTCCTTTCGTGATGACCGGAAACTTCCAAACCGGGTCAGCATTGAATCGCGCATCCAATGATTTGCAGAATGCGATCCAACAGCAGACTAAAGAAAACCGTTTAGCGCTAACGTTACCGGCTGGGCATGAGATTAAGCCAATCGGCGCAGACCCTGAAAAGTCGCAGCTGGTTGACCTGAAGCGCTTCCAAGTTGAAGAGATCGCTCGCATTTATTCTTTGCCGCCGGTTTTTCTGCAAGACCTAACCCACGGCACGTTCAGCAATACAGAGCAGCAGGACTTACACCTGGTCAAACATACGCTGCGCCGTTGGATAACACAGGTTGAGCAAGAGATGAACCTGAAGCTGTTTGGCCGCGATGAGGCGAAATTCTACGTTGAGTTTAACCTTGATGGTCTATTGCGCGGTGATTTCTCTACTCGAATGAGTGGCTACGCAACCGGTATACAGAACGCTATCCTGACGCCTAACGAGGCGCGGGCACAAGAGAATAGACCCGATAAAGATCTGGGTAACGATTTATTAGTCCAAGGCGCCACGGTGCCGCTTGGACAGCAGAAGATGGGTGACACAAATGTCTAAAGAAATCAGATCAGGCGAGCCGGTCGAGATTCGGGCGGAAGGCGACACAATCAGCGTGAGTGGGTATGCCGCTGTTTTCAATTCCGAAACTATTATCGGCGGTTCATACCGTGAGCAGATCGCACCCGGTGCCTTTGCTGATGCCATTGGCCGCGATGATGTTATGTTCTTGATTAACCATGACGGCTTGCCTATGGCGCGCACCAAATCGGGCACGCTAACCTTGGCAGAAGATGAGCGCGGACTGTATATGTCTGCTGAGCTTGATTCTAGTGACCCTGATGTGCGCGCAATTGTTCCAAAGATGAAGCGCGGCGACTTAGATAAAATGAGTTTCGCGTTTAGTCCTGAGGTGCAGAGCTGGGATGACTCCGGTGATATGCCTTTGCGCACTATCCGCCAGGCTAGTCTGTACGATGTTTCAATTGTCACTTACCCGGCATACCAAGACACCGACATCGGTCTGCGCTCGCTGAGTGAATTTAGATCTGCGCAAGAAACTAAAGAAATAGAAAGCAACCCCGAGGCAATTGCCGCTCGGTTGCGCATGAAATTGGCATTGAGCCAATAATAATCGGCGGTTCCCGCTAATTATTGCCATCAAATCGCCCGTTGGCTGGGCATCAAAAAAGGCTTTAAAAATGGAAAATATCATCAAATTGCGGGAACAAATGGCTACCCTAGCCACTGAAGCCCGTTCGCAACTTGATACAATCACAGACGCTACCGATTCAAGCCGTGCTAAAGAAATCGAAGCACGTTTCGATGCCATCATGGTTGACCATGACAAAATTGGCGCGACTGTTGAGCGTGAAGTAAAACTGGCCGATGCTGAAGCCCGTGCAATCGAAGCCCGCCGCCCGAATGCTGGTGAAGCTGTTGCAGTTGCAGAAGCCCGCAAGTCAACTCCAGAATACAAAGAAGTATTTGAAAAGCAGTTGCGTTTCGGTTCTGCCGAGCTTGATTCTGAAGAGCGTTCAATTCTGTTGTCTGGAAAAGTCGAAGGCCGTGCGCAGTCTACTGCTCCTGGTTCTGCCGGTGGCTTCACAGTACCAGAAGGTTTCAGCGGTCAGATTGATCAGCAGATGGCAACCTGGGGACCGATGTGGGATGCCGCTATCGTTCGTGAGTTGTCTACTTCTACTGGTAACGCTCTGCCTTGGCCTACAGTTAATGACACCGACAAGTCTGGTCGTCTAAAAGCTGAGAATGCTTCTGTCGATGATGACGGTTCTGATGATGTTGTTTTCTCTGAGAAAGTTTTAAATTCTTACGTTTTCGATACTGGCATGGTTCGCGTTCCTATCGAATTACTGCAAGATTCTGCTTTCAACATTGAGGCCCTGATGGGTGATTTGTTTGGTGAGCGTTTAGGTCGAGCTGCTAACACTGCTCTGACTACCGGCACCGGCACAAACCAGCCTAACGGCATCGTGACTGCTTCTGGCTTGGGTCTGACTTCTGCCGCCGTTGCTGCTGTTACATCTGACGAGCTGATTGATCTGTTCCACAGTGTTGATCCTGCTTATCGTATGTCTCCAAAATGTCGTTGGATGTTTAACGATTCTACCCTGGCAGCTATCCGTAAACTGAAAGACGGCCAAGGTAACTACCTCTGGACCATGGGCGATGTTCGCACCGGTGAGCCAGATCAGTTCTTGGGCAAGCAATACAGCGTAAACCAAGCGATGGCATCTTTGGGCACTGGCAACAAGCCTGTAATCTTTGGTGACCTGTCGCGCTATGTCGTTCGTAAGGTTCTGGGTTACCAGATGCTTACATTGCGCGAGCGTTATGCTGAAAACTTCCAAGTTGGAATGGTTGGCTTTAAGCGTTTTGACGGTGATTTGCTTAATGCAAACGCAGTCAAGCACTTGATCAACGCCTAAATAATAGCGCCCAGAAATGGGCGTTTTTTTAAAGGATTTAGAAATGCTTATCAAATTATTAGTCAGCCGAGCGGGTGTTAATTTTTCACAAACCGCTGGTGATATTGTAGAAGTGGAAAACGCCGAGGCACTGCGCATGATTAGCGCTGGTCAGGCTGAAGCTTCAAAGAAAGAAACTATTGTTGAAACCGCAACCAAAAAAATCAAAGGTAAAAAATGACTCTTTTAGTTACGCTAATTACAGCAGCCGCAGCGCAACCCGTCAGCGTCGCTGAGTGCAAATCCGATCTTCGGATTGACGCAGGCGTGACTATTGAAGACGATTTGATTTCTGATTACATCGACGCGGCGGCACGCTACTGCTCCGAAGTTACAGGCCGAAAGCTTATTTCCGAAACTTGGAAATATGGCATTGGTAACGAGCCGGGCAAATTTGTTGCGACTCCGTTTAAGCCGGTGTTTAATTCTTTTCAGCCGATTGAGTTACCGTTTACTCCAGTCTCTGCGATTGTCGAGGTTCAATACTATGACCTAGACAATGTTTCGCAGACGCTGCCATTGTCTGATTTCTACCTGTACAACTATGACCAAAGCTCTGTTTTAGCGCCGGTCCTTAATTACGAATGGCCGTCCTTTTACGAGCGACGAGACGCCCTAAACATCACGTTTACGACAGGCTATGGCGCAACCGGTGCTGACGTACCAAGCAACATCAAACGCGCCATACGGCTACTGGTGGCGCACTGGTACGAGCAGCGAATGGCTGTCACTGTTGGTCAATCTGCCATGCCTATTCCGTTCGGCGTTGACGCGATGTTAAACGTCGACCGCACCGGCTGGGTGGCATAATGTTTAGGCCTGGCGAGCTAGACCAGCGCGTTACAGTGCAGCGCCAGACGCTGACGCAAGATGGCATCGGTGGTGATACGTTAGCGTGGGTTGATCAGGGCGCGTACTGGTGCCACGTACGGCCATTGTCGGGGCGTGAGTCTACAGGGTTTGACCAATTGCAGGGCGAAGCGGCTTATATGTTCGTTTTCCGCAATGGCATCTCACTGCTAGATTCTGACCGACTAGACTGGCAAGGCGATCAGTTCAACATTACACTGAGAAAGCAGCCGAAAACCCGCGCGCTTTATATTGAAGTAACGGCAGAGCGTGGCGTTGCGCAATGAATGAGAAAGGCGGCGTCGAGCTTTTAGGGCTTAATGAAATCAATGATATACTTAAAACATTGATTCCGCGTGAAGCAAACAATCTATCGAAAAATATGATTGCAGGCTTTGCCCAGTATGCCGCCAAGAAGTTTAAAGCACGCGTGCCAAGTGAGACTGGAAACCTGAAAAGATCAATTAAGGCAGTAAAAGGCCGATCATTTCCGGGCAAACCAGTATCATACGTAAAGGCAGCAAAGGGCAAGCGCACAAAAGGCGGCGGTTTCTATTGGCGTTTTGTCGAGCACGGGACAGGTGGCAAGAATCCACAGCGGGCGCGGCCATTTGTGGAGCCAGTATTACTGCAAATGAAAGCCGATATGCCAAAACTGACCGACGAGATATTCACCAAAAAGCTTGCCGGTGCTGTTAAACGGGCCAAAAAAAGGATAGCGAAGCGTGGCTAGTTTTGAAACAGCAGTACAAAAAGCGATATATGAAAAACTAATTGCGAATGCTGATATAATAAGCAACGCGATACCGGTATATGATGCAGTGCCGCAACCGGTTTCGGTTGAGAATACGGACTTTCCATACATCGTGATTGGTGAAGATAGCCACGCGGCGCTTGATACCGACACCGAAAATATGAATATGGTTTCAATTACCATACATACCTGGAGCCGATACCGAGGCCGGGCGGAGACTAAAGAAATACAGGGTTATATTTACAGCAGTTTACAGCGGGCGGCACTGAGTCAGCCGAGCTATAAATTTGTGACTATAATGCAATCAGGATCTGAGTCTTTTTTGGACTCTGACGGTTTGACCCGCCATGGTGTTCAAACATTTACTTTAATAATCGAGGAGATTTAACATGGCCGCAGCAGCATCACGTGACCTAATCATAAAGAAGAACGCCGTTCGCTGGTTGGGCATTACGTCCAAAGGCGTTAGCATTGCAAAAGAAGCGATCGACATTACTTCGGACGAAGATAATGGCTACCGTACCCTTTTAGATGACGTTGGCAGTAAAACCCTGGACATTAGTTTCAGCGGCGTTACTAAAGACACCACTATCCGCACGCTTATTAACACTGATGGCTCGCAATTGTATACCGACATCACTGTCGAATTTCCACCGGTCGGCGCGCAGACTACTGGCGACACCATTAGTGGTAGTTTCTTTTTGAACAGCGTTAGCGAAACTGGCGGCGATTCAAACGGAACGATTAGTTTTGACGGTGCTTTGCAGTCGTCGGGCGAATGGACTT